AATATCAATGTTTCGAGAGCCATTTGATGCGATAAGTTCGATGTCCACGATACGTTGATTAGTAGGCTTCCCATCAGCATCACGATAGACATCAGAAGGAAGAAGTGCATAACCTTGTTCGTTAAACTTAAGATCACGTAGAATCTTCTCCATCTGTGCTCGGACAGAGGCTTGATCTGCTGTGGCATCTGGGCTTAAGTACTCTGCAGCAATACGACCGATTGGGACACCGTGTAATTCACGCTCTACTGCTATCGCTTCGATGTTCTGCAGGTTCTTAAGGTATTGGTAAGAAGTGTATGCATTCCGTAGGATAGAGCGTCCAGATGGGTCATTGTTCGTGTTCGTCGTCTTGTAGTGTAGTATCTTGTTAGCTGGAATGAAAAGGCTCTTAATTCCGTAGTTTTGTTCTTGGCGTACACCCAGGACATCTCCTGTTGTCTTGTCCACATCAAATCGCTCAATCGTCCATTGTGCGCGAGACGCAAGTTTGCGTACTCCGATGCGGCCATCGGTATATTTAGAGTATTTCTTTCCTGCTCGGAAGTCTGGTCCACGACGACGCTTATAGACAACCTCGAATATTGAGAAACCAAATGTTAAATGAGACAACGCTTCAGAGATGTGGTCATCTAGAGTATGTTCCATATCCTCTAGGACACTCTTAACGAAGTCTGCTTCCTTCTGTGCTGCTTCAGAGTCATTAGCAGGTTCTACATAATAGTCTACATCACGTAGTACTTGCTCTGTGGCATACATGATAGCACCTATGGTACTGTCATTGTCCCGCATCTCACGGAACTTACGGATAGCTCGTTTGCCTTTGAGGTCTGGTAGAAATTCGTCAGAACGGATAGTTCCGTCCTTAGTGTTAGTGCCGCCTTGACCTAACTCTACCTTTCCTAACTCTTCGCTTAGCTTTTTCATTGGTTAACCTAAATATACTTCGTTGAGGCCCTTAGCGGAGGCGTAAGATAAACGGACAGTGGGATTGTTTACACCATTAAGCATCAAGTCAGTCAGTGCCCATACACAAGCGTCAAGACGGTCAGGAGAGCCTATAGAGCCAAGTGGCTCCCAAGTTCTCATCTGTGTCTCCAGCTCGTCAAGACCTTTAACGTGTTTGACACGACCTCTTTCGTAGAGTGCAGATATAGGTTCAGCCCTAGCCATTTTTCCTCTAGAAGCATGAACAAGGCGAATAGGAACTGTCTCGTCTTCTGCCTCAAGAGTTCTACGAACCATGTCGCCCCCTTGATTACGCTCGGCAACAATACGGTCCGCACTGTACGATTGGTATAGCGAGATTGCTTTCGCTGCCCATTCAGCAGGGCTGTACCGATCTGTGGCATCTTCAAGGACATATCCAATTCCATTCACGTCGATCCCTGCAACTACAATACCAGTCATATCAGACTCGGAGTTAGCAGTTACTGCAGGGTCTATTGCAACTACAATCCTATTAAGTTCAGGAATGTCCTTCTGATCTACTTCTGCGCCATCTAGTATCTCTGTGGTCCATAAGGCCCCATCAGCTTCCTCTAGCATCTCAGCATAGAGTTCCTGTCGACCTAGACGTGTACCCTCGTACTCTTTCTTAATTCCCTCAAGAAATGGAGTGGCGAGGTTAGCAGCATTATCAAATGTAGAACCGTGAGTGATATGAGAGCGCTCGTTCTTGAGTAGGTGCCTCATCAGCTTCGTAGGTTTGGGGGTCGTAGTGACCATGACCTGCGGCTTACGTCCTAAGCGCAGTGTAAACTGTAGCATATCCCATACGTCTTGCTGATTACGCCAAGCTGCTACTTCGTCTGCCCAAGCTGCGTGAAACTGTGGTCCACGTAAACGCTCGGGGTCTTCTGCGGAGAAGAACTCTACTTTAGCTCCATTCTCCCAAGTGAGTGTGTTGTTGGTAGGTAGCCAGTTAGGATACCCTAGTTTGGCCCCTCGGTAGGTCTTGTCATGCTCCCAACATACATTCAGGAGTCCTGACTCGCCCTCTACCATAACACGTCTAATGTCGCCCTTAGTGGGGGCTACACAAGCGATCCGTTTGAACCCTTGTTTGACCTTATGCCTTACCCACTCGGCACCTGATCGAGTCTTACCAGCTCCCCGACCAGCGTTGAATATCCAGAAGTCCCAGTCTCCCTCAGGTTCTAGCTGATCTCTCCTAGCCCAGAAGGGCCAGTTGTACTTCAGCTCTTCGGCTTGCGCTGGGCCTAAGGCACTAAGGACTTCTTGTGCTTTCTCGGGTGATAGCTTCCTGAGGTCGTCGGCTGTGATCTCAGGGATGTGCTGCTCAATCGCCGTCTTCTTTTTGTAGGTTCTCGGCATTGTGCCCCAGTAATGTCATGAGTGTATTGATTGCACCAGAGTTTTCGTCGTCATCTCCAGCGCCTTCTTCAGCAACTTCAGTACTCTTAGGACTCCAGCCAGCCTTAGAGCGTAGGAACAGCTCTTGTGAGGGGTAGTGACCATTGAGTGCCTGTTCAATAACTACATTACCAACACGTTGAGTGATCTCTGCACGAGCTTCAGCAATGTCTCCACCGTATAACTTGTAGAGCATTGCGTTGTTTCTGGGAGCATTTTGGTAACGCTTATTGATTGTAGCTAGGATGTCCTTGATCTGGACACCATCTTGCACAGCCTGACGGATGTACTTAGCTATTGGCTCTGAATACTTCATCTGAATCCTTGGGAACTTTTGTACTACGCAGTAGCAGTAAGACCTAGTAGTAGGGCAACAATCCGCCTTCATTAAAGCTACAAATACTGGGGAGGTACGATTCAGCCTAATCTAGATCTATGAGGTGCTATATAGGTACTACAAATCATTTGTCAAGGGGTCTAAGGTAATTTTTTGTAATACTTTAGGAAAACAACCTTAGATTGTAGACTATAGCACTGAACTACAAAAAAACTAAGGTAATGCCTTAAGTATTACTCTAGTACCTGCTAACTCACTGCAATAACTTTACTAGATAGTAGGCAGTGAGACAGTGTTACTCTAGTAATACTCTAGTAAGACTCTTCATTTAAAGGCAGTAGTCAGTAGGTTCTATAGTATTACTCTAGTATAGTGGGGATTCCTAAGGTAGATTTCAAGGGGTAGGCCTAAGTTTTTTCCTTATGACGTAACGTCACTCTAGTAATTAACTTAGGTGCTGTGATTCTTTTGCAACACTCAACCTATTTTCTTATGTTACAAATGGGGGTGGTAGCGCCAGGCGCTGACCCTAGCCATTAGATTAGCTAGGGCCCCACTTTGGTTTAGTAGCCTATCCCATAGGATATAACTAAGGAGAAATAGAGTAGGGCAACCAGTGCGATTGCCCCTAGGATATCCCTAAGCATTGATATCATTATCCACAAGTACTTGCATAAAGAAGTCCTGTTGGCCGCGACGGCCTAAGGTATCGGAACCGTACATTTTGTGACCTAAGGTATCCCAATTGGTATTCTCATGCATGAATGCTTTCATGATGACTGAAATAGCGATGTTGCGATCACCTTTACGCGATGCTACGAATTCAGCCAAGGCTGCGATAACTTCGCCTGTCATTTCGGCTTCTAGGACTTCTACTGTTTTAGCAGCGGCGTTGCGGTTCAATTTGATAGCCATGGTATGTACCTCCATTTTGGCGTTATGTCATTATTGACAACTAATACATAGCAAGTACCAACAACCATTGCAACAAAAAAATGCACCACCTATCCCTTTGCCCCATGCCTATCCCTATGTCCTTAGATTAGGCCTTAGCTATATCCTAAGGTATAGTCCGGGCTGTGGTCTATCCTAAGGGATAGGTCAAGAGCGCATCGGTATATATACCCAGGGGGATAGCCCGGCTCTATCCTAAGGGATAGGTCAAGAACTATTCTGGATACATAGCCGAAAGGATAGCTAAGGCCTATCCTAAGGGATAATCAAGGACTATTCTGGATATATATCCAAGGGGATAGCTAAGGCCTATCCTAAGGGATAGGTCAAGAACTATTCTGGATACCTATCCGAGAGGATAGCTGAGACCTATCCTAAGGTATAGCCTAGGCTCCCGGCCGGGCAGACAGCTAAGATCCCGGCTAAGCGCCCGGCTAAGACCCCGGATAGGAAATTGGCTAAGCCCCTGGCCAGGCCCCTGGCTAACCCCCTGGGTGGAAATATAGCTAAGCCCCTGGCCAGGCCCCTGGCTAAGACCCTGGATAATAAATCAGCCAGGCTCCCGGCCAGGCCCTTAGCTAACCCCCTGGATGGAAAATTAGCCTGGCTCCTGGCTTGGCCCCTGGCTAAGACCCCGGATGGGAAATGGCCCGAGTTCCAAGGTATTTCCTTAGCTCAGCGCCTGGCCTGGCTACCCCATATGACCATAAGGAACACCCCCGGTAACACTCTCTCACTGCTCCCTTATAAAGCAGCTAGTGGCAGTAAGCCCTTGGGTTTATTGTAGTTTTACCTTAGCCGCAGAGGCGCTCTAACGTACCCTACAGTGGCCTAAGAAAAAATCTTAGTACTTGCACTTTGGGGCCACCTATGCTATAGTGTAAGCAGGGGACAGGTGTGTCCTATGGTCATTCCTTAGCCCCTATCTAACTTTAACTCTTAGGAGGTAACTATGGAAAAAACTTATCTGATGTCCAAAGATGACATCTGGGTTTTTACCTATTCTGTAGACGAGGGCAACTGGCTTGAGTCTACTCCCCCAACTACAGCTAATGCACCAGTGTGCAAGTGTGGCTGTGGTGAAACCTATGCGTATGACGCTTTCCATAACTGGGAACCGTTCTGCGCTAATAACTAAANTTAACCCTATGGAGGTAACTATGAGAGATTTCGGTAAAGCTCTCCAAGGTCAAGAGGTTCCTAGTGATCTAGGATCTGAAGGCCTGTCTAAGCGTTGCAAAGATTACTTAGACGAAAAGCTAGTTTCTATCATCATCCACACCATAGACGGTCCAAGTGATGATAAACTGGCACAAATCTCTAAGATGCGGGATGTGTTGTTCGCCTACTGGCCCAACATAGACCGCAATGAGATGTCTGCGCTGTACTTATGGCCAGACCTTAAAGCTAGGGCAAAAGGCCGTGTCGGTCGCCAGCCTATGCGTATTGGACGTGCGCTAAGACGTATGTTCCCAGTCTTAACCGATGTTGAGATTGACCGCTTGGTCGATGAGATCAAAGCTGAGTTGTTTGCTAGGAAGTTCACCTTACATTCTGGCTCAGATGCAGTCTCATTCAAGCGTGCCTACTCTTATCAACAGGCATCATATGAGAATTTAGATACGACTTGGTCTAAGAAACATATGTGCAACAGTTGTATGCGCCATGAGTTCGACCATTTACCTAAGCATCCCACTGAAGCCTATGCCTCAGGAGATTTCGAGGTATATTGGTTAGAAGACACCCACGGTAAGATCGGGGGGCGTGTAGTGGTGCAGACATCTATGTCAGGTATGAAGATTACTCCTCAGCCTGCTCCGATCTATGCAGTCTCAGAGCTTGCCTATGAGCAACTTCGTAATCATCTGTACGATATCGGTGCTACGGACCCAGCTAATGCAAGTTGGACCGACGCTAGATTAGTTCGGACTGACTACGCAGGGGGCTTTGTTGCACCTTACCTTGATTTAGAGCCACGTCACTTAGAAGAAAGCGACTGCGGTAACTACCTAGTAGTTACACACCGTGGCAGCATAGACGCTAGTAACTACTCTGGCCTGTTAGGTGCAGACACTCGTGCTATCTGCCACGAATGCCAAGATAGGATCGAAGAAGGTTACGACTATAACGCCTTCGACCATACCTACTGCGAAGATTGCTACTGTGACCTATTCACTACCTGCGAGAATTGTCACGAGCCAGAAGCTCGGGACGAAACCTCAACTGTTTTCGTAGATACTAGGTTCGGCAATATGGAGCAGACTTGGTGTAGCTGTTGCTCAGGTGATAGCGCAGTAGAAACTGTCTCAGGTGAACTCTGGTCAGACTGCTCAGTTAGACGCTTAGCAGATGGCTCGTATGTTGACGTAGATACGTTCGACAAAGAATACTTCGAGTGTCATCTAAGTGAAGAGTGCTATCCATTAGATGAGGGCAACCTCTTATGTAATGGCTTACTCGCTACCATAGAGGCAATCATGGATTACAACCAAGATTGTGACCTCTACCAATACATATTCTCCGACCTTACTGGGGAATGGGTACTTACGCCTAAAGAAAAGGACACCACCCAATGCACAGCTTAGTTTCTATGCTAAAATATAAGCGAATGCACGGCACTGATAGCATCAAGAAATTCTGCCAGTCATTCCTGCACCCAACCTTCGGGTATCCAGACAACGATGGTAACTATATCAAAATCGTAGGTGATACCCCAACCATTTGCTACGCTGCTCACTATGATAGCGTCCACAAGTCTAACGGTATGCAAAATGTCAAGGTCAAAGATGGCATTGTTAGCTTAGCAGATGGCAGCAAGTCCGAGTGTCTGGGCGCAGACTGTGCCACTGGCATCTGGTTGATCCTAGAAATGATCGACGCAGGTATCGACGGCATTTATGTAGTCCATGCCCAAGAGGAGACTGGGTGTCATGGCTCTAGGGCGCTTGTCGAGCGCAAGCCTTGGTGGTTATCTAACATTCACTCTGTGATATCATTCGACCGCAGGGGCAAAGAAGATATCATCACCCACCAGATGGGGCTGCGTACCTGTAGTGACGCCTTCGCCAAGTCTCTGGCCTCAATCCTTAGCATGGGCCACAAGCCCGACCCGACTGGTAGCTACACAGACAGTAATGAGTACGCGCATGACGTGCCAGAATGCACCAACCTTGCCGTAGGTTATTATGATCAGCATACCTCCAAAGAACGCCAAGATCTTAACTATGTGGCCGATCTTAGAGATGCGCTCATCACTGCCGACTGGTCAAAGCTAATGATCGAACGCGACCCAGACATCGTAGAATACGCCTATGATGACTACTGGGGGTATCCCTTTCGGTCTGGTCCGATGGATTACCCAACGCCTGACGAGCAAGAGGAAATCGTAGATGAAATCTTCGAGCTAGTCTGCAACCATCCGTCTCAGATTGCGGCACTGCTGTACGACTATATCGGTGACGTAGACTATCTCATAGATGAGCTTCAGCGTCTCGGCGCAGATATCACCCCTAACAAACTTCAGAGGTACAAATAGATGAAACTTACTCAGGAAAGAAAAGCCCTTTCACAGGAGGCGTACCGCATTAGCGGTCGCCTTAAGATTATCGCCACATTCTGGGCTGTGGGCCGAGATGAGGCCGCTTTCGAGATGCTCGCTAAGGAGATTGACAAGATGGACGACTTATGTCGGTTCATAGAAATGCTTAACCATCAACAGGAGGCAGCGGAGTCTAATGACACGTCACCAGTTAAATCCTACCACTAATAACCAAGAAAATGAGATAGGGCGCATCTTGCGCCTTATCCGCAAGCGTAACCAAAGGTTTGTTCGCAGGACTAAGTGCCCAGAGGCTGTCACTTTGGAAAACTTAGACATACTCTTTCCTGCAAACTTACCTGAAACCCCGCTCCCAGACGAGACTTTTAGCTCAGTCGATTGTCCGTTTTGTGACCAAGCTGCGGAGTTAGGTTGCCGCTGTCCTGCTTGCCAAGGAGTAGGCCGAGTTAACCTCTCAGACTTGCGCTAATCTTAGCCCTAAGCTGCAATCGTAGCTTGGGGCTTTTCTTTGTCCTAATCATATTTCTAAGCTAAGAACTAACCTTAAAGCCAGGCACAGATTTAAGCCAAGAACTTAGCCAAAGACCTAGCCAGGAACACAGCTAAGAGCCGGGTCAAGAACTTAGCCAGGGACCTGGCCGGGGGCTAAGCTAAGAGCCGGGCCAAGAGACCCCCTCCGTGGGAACTTGATCAGACCCCCTGGGTGGGAACTTGACTGGAGGCCTAGGTGGGAATTTACTTGGCCCCCCGGTGGAAATTGGTCCCCCTCCGTGGGAACTTGAGTAGTACTTAAGTACCACTGACTAACTGCTATTACTTTACTATATATCAGGCAGTGAGTTAGTGTTACTATAGTATTACTAGAGTACCTACTCTTTGTTTAAGGCAGTAGTCAGTATGTTCTATAGCGGTACTCCTGTATTACTCTAGTAAGAGTATTATAACTACACCTCAAATAAAAGAAAACCCTTGCATGAGATTTTTTTGTGTGGTAAGGAGTTTGTAGCTACTTAAGGAGGAACTTATGGCTAGAGTAAAATCACTTTATCAAGACCAGTGCGAGAGTGCCTATGACACAGGGTACTACGATGGTGCTAACTGTATGCCACGCGCTGCTAAATATATGAGCCGCAAGGATGACATCAAGGGAGCCTATGTCGATGGCTACTCTGAAGGTCAATACCACCGTATCAAAGGTTGGAAGGATACAGTATGCCAGAACTAGCTCATTTACCCTGCCCTGATACTGATTGTGGTAGCAGTGATGGGTATGCCTTTAATACAGACAAGGGGGTAGGCTACTGCTTTGTCTGCTCCCAGTCCTTCTTCGATCAACACGAGCCAC